ATACCGGCATATCAAACCGGGACGGCTCACAGGTTTCCACAACCCCCTCTGTATCGACATCGATGTTGGATGTCCGGTAATACACCTTGATGTATTCCGACGGCTTTGCCACACGATACAGCCTGTGCCGCCGTTTCTCCACGCCGATGCCACGCATTTCAAAGGAAATGACGATGTTCCGCTTTTCCAGAAACGCCCGGTTCAACTGGCTGCCGTTCATGGTGGCATAGGTCGCCGTGCTGATCGTCGCACCGGGCGGATCCAGTCCGGTGACTTTTGACATCATATAACGGTTTGCCGTTGTGCTCATGTCCAGCTGCTCCCCGGCGGCGTTTTCCAAAATCAAATGGTATTTCATGATGGTTCACCTCACCGGTTCAGTGCGTTGTTGGTCTGCCGATAGATCTCCAGATGGGACAACGCCTTGGGGCTGTTGTTGGTCTGGTTTACTGTTCGGCTGTTGTCAGTCTTATAGTAGTTGTTGACGACAGCGGCATTTTTCCGGACGGCTGCCGTCATGGGATTCTGCTGCATTCGATATGCTGTACCGGATGTCATGCCGTTCAGGCTCTCTACCGCAGTATTCCGCAGCTTGTCTGCCATGCTGCGGACAGACTTCACAGCGGACAGAGTGGAATCCTCAATGCCGATCGCAATGCCGGCAGGCAGGAACTTGCCGACCTCGTCACGCATCACCTTGGACGGTGACGCAATGCCGAAAAAGTCTTTCAGTCCGCCCAGTACACTGTCTCCGAATCCGGAGATCTTGTCCCCGATCCAGCCCACCATGTCACTGATACCGTTCCACAAACCTTCCACCAGATCTCGTCCTACGTCCAGCATCATGCCCGGCAGTTCCTTGATGTGATTCCAGATCGCACTGACAATGTCCGCTGCGGCAGAACCGATAGAACCGAGAGAATTGCGGATGCCGTTGACAATGGAATCCCGTACCTCCAGCATCTTGCCGGGCAGCTTGCCCAGCAGTTCGCCTAGTGCCTCCATGATCTTCCCGAACAGTTCCCTTGACTTTTTCAGCAGCTTCGGCACGGCGTCTACCACGGCATTCAGAATCGCACTGATGATCTGCGGCAGTGCATTGCCCAGAGCCACCAGAATTTCCGGAATTGCATCCACCAGAGCCATCAGCAACTGAATGGCCGCATTCAGAATGGTGTCGATATTGTTCGTGAAAAAGTCCACCAGCGTGGTGATGATGACCGGAATTGCAGCCACCAGTGCGTCAATGATCGTCGGCAGTGCGTCCACGATTGCCATAAGCAGTGTGATCGCCGCCTGCAGCAGTACCGGAACCGACGTTTGCAGGCAGTCCGTGATCGCTGTGAGGATCTGCGGCAGAGCTGCCGTCAGTGCGGTGATGATCGTGGGCAGAGCATTCACAATTGCCATGAGCAGGGTCGTGGCAGCCTGTAACAGTTGCGGCACTGCACCGAGCAATGCTGTCACAATTGCTGTGATCAGCTGCGGTAGCATTGGCACAAGCGTGTTGACGATCATCGGCACAGCACCTACAATCGCCATGAGCAGCGTAGTTGCGGCTTGCAGCAGCTGTGGCACAAAGGCAGTCAGCTGCGTGACGATGCTGCTGGCAATGGTGACGGCTGCTTCTGCGAACTGCGGTAAAAACGCTGTTATCGCCTGAATCAATTGCAGAATCATATCAGAAACAGTAGCCATCAGCGTAGGTGTACTCTGTGCAAGCCCCTGCATAATGCCTCCGAGAATCTGTGTTCCCATTTCCAGAAGCTGCGGAAGCAGGTCTGATGCCATAGAAGAAACGGTATCCACCAGCCCCGTAACGGCAGATGCAATGCCTTCCTCTGCCCCGTCCGCACCGGTGATCACATCCATGAAGGCATCAGACAGTTCCTGCAATGCAGGAGATACGCCGGAGATCAGATTCGTCTTGAAATTGGTCATGGTGGTTTGCAGCGGCTCCATGGCAGCTCCTACGCCTGCCACAGCGTCCTGATAGTTGACCGTTGCTTCCCGTGCATCAATGATGGACGCATTGTTCTCCCGATAGGTTTCCGCACTGTCGGCGTACAGTCCGTTCAGCGTGCTGATAATCAGCTGCTGTCGTTCCTGCTCATCGCCGCAGGCAGCCAGTGCCTCGTTGAATGCGTCCTCTGCACTCATTCCCTGGGATACACCGCTCTGAAATGCGGACAGTGCCGACGCATTGCCGCTGAGAGCATTTGTCCATGTGTCATTGCTGGCAGATGCCCAGTTGATCGCATCCGCCATTGTGCCGGTGATCTGTCCGACCTTCGCCGTTTCGTTGACGCTCTCCGCCAGACCGTCCAGCGGAATGGAATCACCGTACACCGCCCAGATGCCGGTGGCACTGTCCAGCAGGCTGTCCATGTCCTGCATGGATACGCCCAGCTTTTCAAAGTTGGAAATAGTGGTCGTGGTGGCGGTTTCATCGCCCAGAACGCCGTACAGCTGGCTGTATGCCTGTGTGATGTAGTCCGCATCCATGCCTGCCGCAGATGTGGCGGTGTACAGCTTGGACATATTCTCCCGGTACTCCTGCGTAGATTCGCTGAGTTCGGCAAATGTGGAAATGGCATCGCCGATAGCACTCACCAGTGCAGTCAGACCGTTTCCGATAAAGGTCGCCACAGCCCCGTCCAGAACGGAAAAGCCGTCGCCGGAATCCCTGGCAGATTCGCCAAGGTTTTTTGTACCGTCACCGGCATCCTCCGCTGCATCTCCCAGATCGTCCGCTGCATCGCTGAGTTCGCCGATCTCCTCGCTTGCATCACCGGAATTCTGTGCCGCCTGCTCCGCAGCATCGCCCAGATCTTCTGTGGCATCTGCCGCAGTATCCAGCTGGGAATCGTATCGTTTCAGTTCGATCTCTGTTGCTGCGATCTCACGCTGCAATGCGGCGAACTGCTCCTGTGAGATCTTTCCCTCTCCCAGCTGCTTTTCCGCCTGCACGGCTGCGTCCTTCAGCGTTTCCAGTTTCTCCTCTGTCTTGCTGACCGCCTGCGTCAGCAATTCCTGCTTCTGGGCAAGCATTTCCGTGTTGGTAGGGTCCAGCTTCAGCAGCTTTTCCACATCCTTCAGCTGTGCCTGTGTGGAAGTAATGGACTTGTTTACGTCATGCAGGGATTCCGAAAGCTGCGTGGTGTCGCCGCCGATCTCAATGGTCAATCCCTTGATACGCCTATCATTTGCCACAGCACTTCACCTCCCTCAGAATGTGTCAAAATCCCGCTGTGTCGCACGGATCGGATAGTCATAATCATCGTTGGAACGCTCTGAAAACATATCGATCACCATGCCGTATGTCAGGACGTTCAAGTCCTCCATCGACAGTCCCAGCTCCACACACCGGAGCAGGAACAGTGCCGTCGTCATCGGGCGTTCTGTCGGACGTTCTTTTTTTTAAGGTCTACGTTTGTCTTTTGGCTGGCTGCCCACAGCTTTGCGATCTGCGGGAATGCACGCCAGATGGACATCATGCCGAACTGATCCAGCCATTCCTCCACCGTGTCCGGCACGCTGCTGTCCGCCGCCTTTGCCATCACATAGGCGATGTTCTCAAACGTGCTCATCTTGCCCAGATCTTTCAGATCGATCTGTGCTTTCTGCTGCTCACCGGTTTCCGCCGGCTTGTGGAACTGCTCTGTCAGATCTCCGATGTCAGAAAAAATGTCAGAGCCGGTCAGTGCCATGTACAGTCTTGGAACGGCGGCAGAGGCACGGAACTTCACCGGCTTGCCGTCGATCATGATCTTCTTTTCCAGCATTGCTTATTCCCCCGTTGCTTCTGTCACATTCGGTACATATACCGCCTTGTACCAGTTTGCGTATACCTCAGAATCCGTTTCCTCACAGGTGCGGCACTTGACCAGACCATTGTCCAGTGCTGCGGCAGTGAAGGAGCAGGTTTCCGTTTTCGGTGTCTTGGTATCTGTGTTGGTTTCGCCCTCTACTGCGGTACGGGACGCTGTGCAACAATACAGCACATGGCGGATGTGATTTACATCACCGTCGAACTCAAACAGCAGTGCAAACTGTTTCAGCTCTGCATCGTTTTTCTCCACCAGTACGCCCTTCTGATCCAGAATCTCGCCCAGCACGTCTTTGCGAAATTCCAGCGACAACAGTGCCAGCTCCAGATCCCCCTCATAGCCGGAATTGTTGTTGATGACGTAGTACACACGGTTGTCCGCATAGAAGTTCTCCGGCTCGCCGGAGGGATTCACCGACAGCGACACGCCGCCGGGGATCCGCACCGGTGTGTCATATGTGGCATTGCCGTCATCATCAATATGGCACATCGCAAAATGCACCTTGTTCAAACCGAATTTTACCTTGTTTTTCTTTCCTGCTGCCATTTTATACGCCAGCCTCCTTCATTCTAAGTCAGACTTCCATTTCATACAGGACTTCATAGAGCCGTTCGCTCTCGATCCATGTTTCCGATTTTACATAGCTGATCTCGTGTGCGGTCAGGACATCTTCCACCCGCTGCTCTGCGTCCGGATCTTTCGTGTCCGTGTACAGTTCCACGTCCAGCTGCTTCCAGCTGTAATAGTTGATGTTGTCGGCGTGGAACGTATGCTCTCCCGGCGACAGGTACACCACAAACGGCGGCGGCGGACTTTCGCCCTCTGCGAAATGATGGTATGCACAGGGCAGTCCGATCTCCTGCATCATCGCCGTGATCTCTTCATAGGTCATACGCTCAGCCTCCCAACGCTTCTGTAATCAGGGTTTCCAGCATCTCTGCACCGTGTTCCTCTGCCGGAGCAACGTGCGGTCTGGCAGCCACACGCCCGCCATTCCGCTTTGCGTGTCCCTTTTCCAGCAGGTGTACGATCTGATACTTCCGGTTGTGTACGGACATATGCCGCATATGTGCCTTTTCTTCCACTACAGACGCACGCCAGCCCTTCCGGTATCTGCCGGTCTTGCCGTCAGGTGATGTGGTCACCAGTTCTTTTCGGACTGCCTTTGCCGTCTGTGTGACAGCGTCTTTCATGGCGTCCTCCGCCATCTCCACATACTCCTCCAGCCCATCCATCACCGCCGCTGCCAGATCATCAATATCCACACAGTTCATCACATTCCACCAGCCTTTCCCGCTGCGACACCGCCGTGATCTGCACCAGATCGCCGCTGGTGTAGTACGGCATCACACCGGTAATGTTGTAGATCTCGCCGCCGAACAGGATCCGGTGGCGGTTGCTGCACAGTGCCGCTGTCTGGGCACTTTTCAGCACGATCGCTTTCATCGTCTGCCGCATGGACGTAACACCCGCCTCTGTTCCCTCCGTGGATGCAGTAATTGCCACGTTTGCCCACAGCTCCAAAAAATCCGTCCATGCACTGGTGTGGTTGCCGATGCGGTCTGTCACCGTTTCGTTCTGCTGCACGGTGATACGCTGGTTTCTCTCTGCAATCGATACTGCCATGTCAGATCACTCCCTCCCGCTGTGCAAACAGCATTGCCCGCAGCGTCAGCAGCAGGGCGTTGTGGTCGGCGTTCTCCCGGTGGGTGTACAAATAGGCGACGGCGTACAGCGTGGCAGTGTGACAGGTCTCCTCCTGCTCATACTGCTCTGCCGACACCCTGCCCACGTCCTGCACCATCTGTTTTGCAGTCAGCAGCAGGGACTGGATCAGCTCATCGTCCTCGGAATGCTCCACACGGAGATAGTTCTTTGCCTCTTCCAGCGTAACCATACAGCACCTCCGTCACTTCACTGCCAGCAGCTTTACCGCCTCGGGCAGGATCAGCTTGCCGTCCACACGCTTGGATGCCAGGAAGCCCACCTGTCCGGTCATGGAGAACAGCTCGTCCAGACGCTTGAAGGTGATGCCCTGCCGGTCGCCGATCCAGTAGTAGCTGAAATCGCCGAAGGCAATGCCGGTCTTGCCGGATGCCAGAGCCGGAATGTAGCTGGAAGTCACATACGGGCGGTTCATAATCATGTCCGGCACGCCGGCAACCACAGACGGCTGCCAGATGTACTGTCCTGTGGTGTCCTTCACCTTGCGGAGTGCCTTGACGGTGGCATCATTCATTGCCCATGTGCCTTTCTTGCGGTACGGGCTTTTCAGGCTGTAGTACAGATCCAGCATATCGTCAAATGTCACAGATGCCGATGCGGCAGTCACGCCGGTTTCTGCACCGTCGGTGGCGTTAAAGATACCGGTCGGCTTGCTCTTGCCGTCGCCGACCCAGAACGCCTCCTCTTCCTTTGCACCCAGCCGTCTGCCGAACTCTCTGGAGATGTACGCCTCCAGATCAAAGGCGGCATCGTTGAGCAGCTCTGTGGAAACTTTCAACGCAGTACCCACCTTGTACGCACCCAGAGACTTCTGTCCGAAGGTATCGTCCGACAGCGGGAAGGTGCCTTCCTCGTCGATCCACGATGCCTCGCCCTTGTCGCTGACGATGGGAATCTTGCGGTCACCGGAGGCTGTGGTGATCACAGTCGCCAGCGTGCGGAACACGTTTTCCTCTTCCAGTGTCTCGATCAGCTGACGCTCGTGAGGTAGCAGTGTGCCGCCTTATCATCTTTCGATGACAGGTTTGCACAAAG